ATCGTCATTTCTTATTGTAGCCGAAATATGTTTAATTTTTGAATAAGTCAAACCGTGGGCAACACTTGTATTGTCAGCCCCGTCCATATTCCAATCGCCAATTTCTATAATCTTAGTCCGTAATATATCCCCGTTGACCTCTTCAATTCCGACACCTTCAGATCCATCATCTGTCAAAACGCCATCCTTGATAGTTGTTCCGTCAACTGTCACGCCTGTATCTGATGTTTTTTCTGTGACCGAATCAAGCTTCATATCACCATCTTTAATTAAAGACCCGTCAATAGTGACGCCTTGACCGGAATCAAATTCGTTGATTTCATTTATTTTTAATTTTCCATCAGAAGTGAAAAACTGATTAAACCATGTCAACCATTCATAAGTTTTTCTGTGTAACCAGTTCATCCAATTACGCGCTGGTTTTTCCAGGAAATTCCATCCGTATGTCTTTTTAGCGGTTGGCGGTTCAATTACATTATTTTGTCCTGTAGTGGGATCAGTTCGATCCGTTGTTGCATATTCTGGTAATTTATCTGGTTTGCTCGTGGGTGCCATTTATAAACCTCACTCTATTATATGATTTCTACGAATTCCCCACCGGATGATCCGGCTTCATTTGGTACTATTGCTAATAAATTTCCGTCGTCAAGTTCTAAATTATTTCCGTCGTCAAGTTCTAATAATTCCGATGTAACATCATTAAAACCAAGTCCATCAGGATCGTTTAAAAAAACAAACGGTGTTCCTGTAGGCGCATAATTTAAAAACAAGCCAACTCCCGCCGCCCTGGTTTCGTTTAATATTTTTGAATTATCCGACAACAACTCCGACATGTTTGTCCATATTTGTATTTTTGCCGCAAAAACTTCAATCAGCGTTGCAAATTTTGTTGTATCTCCACCCTTAATAATGTTTATAACTCCCAAGATATCCGGAATTGAACCGCTTGAAACTCCGGACGCAATCGCCGCAAAAAGGGATATACGATAATCTGCGTCATTTTCTCCTGGCAATCTGTCTTGTCTAACAAGTTTACCAATCTGGTCAAGATTGGTTCCGGACTGAGAATTTATCAAATATAACGAATAAACTTTTTGAACCTCAATATTTAATAAATCAACCTGTTCGGCAAACAGGCGCCATAATTTACCAACATTTGAAGTCCTGTCCTGGTTTAAAATACTTTTGGGTAATTGTTGTAAATAATCTTCTGTTGACATAATAACCTATGTTGCGTTAACCGTCACATTCGCAGTATCAACCCGAGCGACCTGAGAACTTGTTATATTTAAAGTTGCTGAACTTGTAGGCGTTGCCGGTGCAAAAGCAATTAATACTTGTACTGAATCAATTCCAGAAATGTTGTCAAACTTTGTTATAGGCAAATAACTTTGTACATCTTCGCCGACTCCAATACCAAGATATTGTGTCGCAACTCCTGCAACGGTATCGATTCCCCCGATTGCCTCTATTGTTGCAGTTTTAACAGCGGTTTCGTTTGCTGCGACCCATTCGGAATTTTTGGTAATATTTACAATAACATTAACAAATTTATCAGTAGGTACATCCCAGTTAATCGTATGCGGATCTCCGTTATCATCTAACACTATTTTACTATTTGATCCGTAAGTTTCGATCCCGGCGGCTTTACTATTAAATATAGTTTCGGCTATCTGGGTGTCGGTTGCGGAACCTGAAACGATACATTGTATCGAGTGAGGCGGTAATCCTTCAACGTCAATCGAATCTGTCGTATTTTCAGAAACTTTTGCACTAGTGACATTTGCAAGATTTAACAATGCGTTCAAAATTGCCGGCACGGAAGATCCGCCAGAAATGGATCTTTCATCAAATCGATCTCTTAATTCATAATCAGCCTCGATTGGAAATCCACCGGACGAGGCAATTGGGTTATTCACCGCATTTACTCCAGCTATCGGATTTGTAATTTCAGTTATGGTTCCGGCAGGAACAACGCCGGAATTTCCTGCGACAACTGCCCTGGATTCTATTGACACACCGGAAGCGGCGATCGTTCCTGTTGCAATTGTTTCAAATTGGATTGCCTGCGATGTCTGAAATTTTGACCCAATAGGGATAGATGTCCCAACTGTCCCAGAAGCCGATATCGTTACAAGTGCTTTTGTTGCGGGCCTTCTGGATAAACCGCCTAATGCAACAACACGATCAAGCGAAACACCTTCGGCCGTATCCGGAAAAGCTGAAAAATAAATATCTTCGAAATCTTCCCATTGATCAGCCAGGGCAAGAGCCATTAACTGCGTAAATATTCCGACTTCTCCGTATTCAGATAAATCAACATCAGGGCCGAAAAAATTAACTTGCTGCGCCCGTTCATTCATTTCTTCTAAAATGTCATCGTATGCTTTCCGGACAAAGCCGGCGGTAGTTATTCCAAAAGGCATTTTATTGCTCCTATGGTATCGTTACAGATACGGCAACCTGATCGCCGTCTGCTTGTGCTGTAAAATCTAAAGTCATCTCGCGATTTGAATTACTAAAAGATAAATTAAAAGTCAATATTTTATCTATACGCGGATCTGCTAGAATGGCAGCACGAAAAATAATACGCGCTCGTTTTTCAATCGGTGCATTTTTATCCTGATTAAATAATCCAAAATAATCAATTCCTGCCTCTTCATTTGCAAACCACTCACCTAGCCATAATTTTAAACGGTTACTTATAATTTGAGCAAGCGCATCCAGGCCGCCGATCTGTGTCAATCGGTTATTTGCAAAAACGAAATCATTATTTTCAACCTTTAAAGTTCTTACTCCCATGTATTAGCTCCCTGGTATCGGCGGACTAGTTGGAGCACCGAGACCGATCGCCGTGTGCGTATGCGTTAATATGTTAAATTCAATTGGACCGTTTAAAGCAAAAAGACCAATGTCGTCAACACGCAAACCTATCCCGCCTTCATTGACTAAAACCATTCCATCTTTATTTAAAGCATTTAATTGCAATAATGGAAAAATAAAATTATCTTTTACCACTCCCCCCATTACACATGCGTTATGTATTTCAAATTTTTTTTCGCTGGCTGCTCGTTTATATTCCTGCAAAGAATTTTCAAGATCGTGAGTTGAAAAACTTATCCAAACGAGATCCCCGCTTTGATAAGTCGGTTTGATCAAAAATCCCCCTCCATAAAAAAACCTGACTGGTAAATCTGGCAAAATGGGGAGTTCTATTTCTTCGCCTTCATCATTTTTGATTTTTAAAAGCGGATCAACATCTGCTCGCATTTTTGCCGAATCAAAAGAATCTATTTTCCCAATCATTCCGAGCTGGATATCTTTTATTTTATCGTTTATTGCAGATTCTAATAATTCCGAAAAACTCATAATTGTATCGCCTCAAATTCACAATTCGCTTTACCAAAAGAAGAAAATTTCTTTTTGCCTTTAATCAATCTCACAGTTGATGCCGGAGTGTTTTTATCTTCAATTTGTATAATATCCCCCATTTGCAACTTATAAAAAAATAATGTTTTAAATTTCCATCCACCTTTAGTTTTCTCAAGCTTGTTTAACAATCCGGATGTCGGTGAAATAAATAAAACTTGCCTATCTGTTGCGGGCGTTTTCGGTTCAATTTTAAATATTCCATTTTTAAAATAATATTGTGAATCAGTGTCTTTCGATATTTTGTTAATTGCGCCTTTTAAAGTCCTTGCCGAAAATGTCCTGTATTGTTTATCAGATCCCAGGATTATTTCTGCAGTTATCCCGACATCTGACAATATTTCATTTAATATCGAACTTGCAAAAGTTTTTTTCCACGACTTCGAAACAAGTGTATTAATCCATTTATTCGTTGCATCTCCGATTGTCATTTGCAGGATCACATCAGGGCCCTTGTTAATAACTTTATAATCATGTATCAATCCGAGAACAGCCGTCCCGTAGTCGTCATCATAACCGGCGTTTATTATAACCTCTGTAAATGTTTTTGTCCTGCCTGATATTTTAGGTTCCGCAAGTTTAATCGTGTCGGGTGCCGGATTATATAATTTTGCTTTCGTCTGCGTCAACCTCCCGATTTTCAAAGTCTGCTCAAATTCAATACTGAACGGCGGAGCCGTAAATAAACGACCTCCGACATTCAATTCCGCGTAACGATTAAATAAAGCATTATCCGGTAACGACATATTGCTTAACCCGTTCCAAATTATCAGCCGTTACAGTAGAATCATCACTTAACGCATCGGTTAATAAATCATCAATATTAAACGGTATAATTTTATTATCTCCAATGTCCAGGCCGTCAACAACTGCGTGAATCAATTCCCCGGCATAAATTAACCTGGTTGTATAAATTATGTTATCATCATTATCACGAATTTCGCAATATATTTTATTATCATGCCTGCTGTTTTTACGATATAAAAATTTATAATTATTTTCAACCGTAAAAATTTTACTGACCGGTAATTCATCAGCGTCAAGCGGTAAAAATTCTAATTCAATTGCCATTAACCAATAATCCTTTTTAATATAGATTTTCTTTTTTTACTTGTTGCGCTTCCTGCTCTTTTGTTGCTTCCCTTACTAGTTGCTCCTTTCCCTGTAACGGAAGATAAAGAAATATCCTCGACCTGGAATGTTGCAATATTTACAACCTGTAATGATATATCAACCCCCCATCCCTCACCGGTATCAAGAGTTTTATTTCTTGTTACATTTGTTAAAACAACATCTTCAATATCTGTTTCATGCCCATAATAAGTCAAAAGAGGACTCGTGTCTTTCCAAAATTCTAAAGTTCCGAATCTGTCCTGCATTGTTTCATCAAAAAAACTTGCGGGATCAAGCAAGTCCTGATCGTTATCAGTCAGGATCGCCGAAAACTCTATTGTTTTCGGTTGAGCATCAACATGATCAGAAACATCCGCACCGTCCTCGACGGTATGCCTGGAAACGGTCGAGGAATCATTTTCTGTGTAATTGATAACTGAATCAAAAACGACATCGTCAATTTCGTCGGATAAAAACGCCTGGGAACGTCCCCCAGTTATCGCGTCAGATATTTTACTTGATAATGGCATTTATGATATCTCAATTCCCAACTCTGCAGCCAGGACACCTTCCGATAAATTATTTAACGCATCCAATACAACATTTTCAATCTCAGATGCTGCTTCCGTTGCTCCCTGGACAACGATATTTAATGTTCCAACGATTGACTTTATAGAAATGGTAGATCCTATGCCTCCCATTTTTCCACCATTCGGAATAATTGTTCCATCCCTGCCTGGAACAAATAATTCAGGCCCATCTTCACCAACGACAAACGGCGTGTTTGCAGTTACTGGACCTCCGGCGGCCCTTCCTTCGGCTGCGACTGCTGCCGGTCCTGATTCCGTACTTGAAACCCGATTTAAAATTCTGATCGCCCAGTCTGGTAAAAGACCCTCGAAAAAATTAAAAATTGCAGTACCCAGGGATTTAAAAAATCCGATAACGCGGCCAGGTATACCGGAAATGAAATCAACAAATCTATTAAATAAATCAATGACGGCGTTTATCGGCTCCATAAAAAAATTAGCTATATCAAGACCGATTGATTTTATAGTGTTAATAAATTTCCAAAATTTACTGATAACCCAGTCAATCGCTTTCGTTAATTTTTTCGCAAGGATCGCGTCCATTTTTACAAACCAATTATAAATATCTTTTAAAACGGATTCGCCTCCCGTTAAGGCAACGTAAAGATCTTCAATAATTAAAATCAATACCGTTATAATTGCAACAACTAGTAATATTTTAGCAAACAAAATTAAAAGAGGTGCGACAAATACCCACGCGGCAATCGCGGCCGCCTTGAACGCAGCTACTAAAATAATTCCAACCGCAACCGATAATGCTATTATTGCAATTTCCATTATAGCAAAACCGCGTTCTGTTTTAAAAAATTGAACTAAAGCCTGAGTAATTTTTACAATCCATTCAAGAATCGGCTTAAACCATTTTATAAATATTTGACCTATTTGTTTAAATATCTGGCCTTTAAACCCCTCCATTGTGGACATTAAACCGTTCCAGGTCTTCGATTGTTTTTCCATCATATTATTAAATTTACCACCTTCACCGGTTGCAATTTTCATCGCTTCCGCCACATCTTCAAAAGCAATTTTCCCGGCAGACATTTCGTCTTTTAATTGCTTCATAGATTTTCCGGTTTTTTCAGATAAAAACAACAATGGATTAAATCCGGCATTAATC